CAGAAACTAGAAATGAACTTTTAATTGATAAACTTAATAGTTTATATAAAAAAGGTAATGATATTAGGTTATCTAACATACAAAATGAGTACAGGCCTTGTCTTAGATTTGATAACTACACTAAAAAATTCCAATATGGTAAAGCAGGTTCTGTTGTTGATGTAAGACAACTCACTGGTGATATGAATTCAATAATAGAAACTAGAGAAACTAATTTTAAATTTGATGGTTCTTTAGACTGGCAATTCATCTATTATGATGATGTTCATGAATTAAATGACCTTGAAGCCGAATTTAGATTGAGAGAAATGGAAGGTTATAAAACTGAAAATGGTGTCTTAATGATACCAGATTGTAATTTATATAGACTATCTTTACACCTTAAATATTTTAAAGAAGAATTTTTGGGTATGTCTAGTCAAACAGACGATGCAAAGGATTATCAAGAATCTAATCATCCCTTGATGCAAGCCTTTTTTAGAATAAGAGATAGGAATAAAGAAATTGTTGAAGAAATGAAGAAATCAATGCTTGAACAATTTATGAATTTCTTAGGTAGAACAACAAGTACTACAGAGTTATCAAAACAATATGCTATTCTAACAATGAAAAAAGAAAGAGATGACGAATTTTTACAAATGACAAGAACTTTCCAAAGAGCATTCCAGGAAGAATCATATATAATGGAAAATAGAATAGATGATGATAATCTATCAACTTCAACACAGAATGACAATCCTAATAGAACACAAGAAATAAAAGAAGAAGAAGATAATAAATCTACCTGGCTGTCAACAACAGGAAAAAGCAAGAGATGGGCTGATTATTCAAGTGATGATTCTGATGATGTTCAATAATAAAATTTTATGTTATTTACAGGGGGGGTTTTACTACATTATTAAAAATCCCCCAACACATTATAAAGAAAATAAATAAAATATATTAAAAAATGGATCCATTCTTGTATGATGATGATAATTATGATGATGATAATTATTTTTATGGGGATGAAGATTCAAAAGAAACAGGTGCTTTAGCTGAAGATGAAATTTATAGAGAAATTTTAGATATTTATGGATTTAAAGCTTTAACAAGAGAGAAAGCAATTATACAGATTAAAGATCATTATAAAACTGTTGATTTTATGTATAAGAAAATATTAAATAAAGATGATATTGAAATTAACAAGATTAATGAAAATTCTGAATGGTTTTTAATTGAATATTATGATGGAGCTGATAAAGGAAGATATGATAATAAAGTGAGAGAAGGAGAGATCTTTACATTATTAGGTTATAATTGGGAAATTGTAGCACCTTATATAACTCCAGAAAACAGATGGGAGAAAAAAGTAATTAAAATCCTGAAAATGTATAATGTTTACATTAAAAAAGAAGTTTTCAGAAGGGAAGAACCTATTTATTTTTCTTATAATACTAGTATACCTTCTGATTACAAATATAGAAGAGACCATAAATTTATGAATACTAACTCTAATTATGAGTTTGAGGCACCGGAATATGATTTAAAAAAAGGAACAATAGGTGATATGACTATTGATGAAATAGTAGATAGAATTAAAAAAATAAAAGAAGATAATTATGAAATATTAATTGAAAAAATGGGTTTATATGATTCTAAAGAATGGAGAGAAAAAATCCAAGAAACTTTAGGTGGTAAATTCCCAGGTGGTGATCATAGGGTCAGAGAATTACCTTATATGTCAAATAAAAGATGTCCATTAAAATCAGGAATACCTTTATTGCCTTATTATGAGAGAAAAGAATTAACAACTGAATCAAGAGGTGAATTACAAATGTCTATAACAGGTGCTGAAGTTAAAAATATAATTGATTTTACATTAAGTCAGAATTATCAAATATGTTTAGATAAAATTAAATTATTGAGAGCAAAATTAGCTGAAAAAACAACTCAGTTTCTAAAAAATACAGATTACATGATTAGCAGATCTGACTTATTAAAATTACAAAAAGAATTAAAAAAAGAATTAAGATCAGAATTACCAAGAGACTCTGATATATCAATAATTTCTGAAGAAACTGTAACAGGTTTATCTCCTGAAGGTTGTTTCAAAAAAAATAATAAGGGTATGCTTTTTAACAATAACGGTGTAAGATCATTATATGAAACAATGGTTAGACATAACTGTAATAAAGACACTGCAAAACATTTACAAAAAATGTTAAAAAAATCAAAAAATCTTGAACCTAAGAAAATTTCAAGTGAAAAAATTGATATGGATTACATGAGGGAATACTTATTTGGTTTAAAAACTAATATAATCCCAACACTAGATATATTCTTTGGAGGTGATGATAGATTATTAAAAGAACATGAGAAAGAAGCTATGGAAGGTTTTGTCAATCATATGATAAGAGCTAATGAAACAGGTATAATTTTTCAAGCAAGAAAGGATGAAGAATTTATTGAAGCACTTATGTTTTCTAGCTTACAAGGAAAAAGAGATGAAGAATTAAATATTTATTTAACACAGGATAAACATGAAATAATGATTGCTGATGGTTATAAAACAATTAAAGTTTCTCAAAGTAAACCAGCTCTTTTTATAATGGAAGTTACAGAAATTGATGAAGCTTGGAAAAATGATAATAATTTTGATTATATATTTCAAAGAGAAGACAAAAGTTCTTATGTGTGTGTAACTAAATGGAGCAGATGGCAAAGAAGTATGATGGATAGATTATATTACTCAGAGTATTTCCTTTATTGTTTAATAAACAGATATCAAAAATTACACCATTCTGATACTCTAGATGGTGTTATGTTAGAATGGTTATTATTTAGAAACAACCATTTTGAAATAAATAAAATAATTGCAACATCAGTAAAAGTTGTCCAGTCATTAATGGGTATTGGAAGTTCTGTTAGAACAATTATTAAAGAAATAGTAGATATGCCTTTAAAATCTAGAACCGCACATACATTAAGAGAACACTTCTGTATTTTATTTCATAAATTAGCTAAAAATAGAAATGAAACAATAACTAAGGGAAGATTTTTAAATCCTATAAATTATTTAGGAATAAAATTTTATACAGTCAAACAAATGTTAGAGTATATAAACATGATTAATATTGCTGATAGGGATATTACTGCTATGTATCATAGAAAAGTCATTAATTTTAAAAGTATTAAAGATGTTATGAGAATAGAAATGCACACTGAAGACAAGTGGAAAAATGGAACTTCAAAAATGTCTGAATTTATGGATAAATTAAATGCAATAATATCAAGTTTAGATGGTGAAACAATTTTCCATAATAAAGATTTATCAGGTTTTGCTACAGAACTTTCAATAGAGAGATGGGAAACAGATCAAAATATAGGGTCAGAAAAACTCAAAAAAGCTTTCAGAGGTGAATGTGATAATTTCTTAAATAAATCAATAACTGAATTAATGAATAATAAAGCATCATTAACAAGAGATTTTAAACCATCAAAATTATCTAATGCATATTTAGAAGTTTTAAAATATGACCAAATAACTACATGTGGAGAGCATCTTTCAAAATTAAATAAAGAATGTGTAAATGGTATTAAACAAGGTTCAAGATGGTCAATGAATATAAGATATGCAAATAAAAATGAAAAAGGTGGAAACAGAGATTTTTATATAGCTAATGTAGATACAAGAACAAGTATAGCATTCTTAGAAAACATGTTTAGAGGGATTTGTAAATTAGATTGGAAAAATAATATTGTTGATGAAAAGAAAGAAATGCAATTCATGAAAAACTTTAATGACTGTAAAAAACATCAAAAAAATCTAAATTTTGAGTATACATTTAAATTATTTATGGATATGAGTAAATGGGCACCTTATGCACATGTAAAAGAATATGATGCACATCTTTACGTATATCATAAAAAAGGTTTAATCTCAAAAGCACATTATGATTTAGCATGTGATAATCAATTATTGCAATTAAATAAAAGATTATTCATACCTAAAGATCTACATACCTGTACTGAAAGGATAAATAATAGAAGTAGATATGGAGGAACATTATTATCAGATATTGCTATGCCAACTGGAAAAATATCTAATGAATCAATACAGGCAGATAGAGATAATGAATATGTTTTATCTAAAAATTATGATCCTTTTATTGATGCCTTTAAGTATATAAGTACATGGTGTCAAGGATGGAGACAATTCTTTTCAAGTGTAAGACATACACATATGGATGACATGTTTGAATTTTTAATGAAAAAAATATATGGAAATGATTTTAAACATTGGCCAGGTATGCATTCTGATGATTCTTATATGTTCTTTGTATGTCTAAGTATTGCTATGGCCAAAGATATTTATATATATAGATACATTATAGCAAGAATGTTTAATCTAAAATTAAATTTCAAAAAATCAAGCTTATCACATGTTTTTGCTGTATATTTATCAACTTATATGATAGGAAGTGAAATCTTTTATCCAGTATCAAAGAAGCTAATGGTACTACCTGATAAAACATATAATTCTTTTCAATATGATTTATTATCTCATCATTTAAGAATAATTTCTTTAGCAGAATCAGGTGCCACAAAAGAACAAATGGTTATGTGGAGAGGTATTACAAATCTAGGATTATTAAGAAAATGGAGATGTATTAAATATCTCACAAATGATTTAATGGAAGGATTAATCTATACACCTATAGAAGATTTAGTTAAAATGGGATATATTGGAATTATGAAAAGCATGATAGGAAGCCCGAATGAAAACAGGTACATAAAACTCCTTGAATATGCTATGGAAAATCAAGATATGCCTAGTTTTCAACTAAGCTCAGTTGACACATTAGATTTAACACTGCATTTACCCAGATCTTCAATAAATACTCAACATTTAACAACTAAAGAATTATTGACAATACAAGATATATTATCTAACTCCAGAAATGCAATGGATTATATTAGACAACACCCTCATTTAATGGTGATGGCACCAAAAACAGCAGAAGAAGCTGAAAATAAAGCACATTCATTATTTGCAAATAGAAATTATCTTGCTTCAAATATAACTTATGCAACAGATCTACAACAAAGTCGTGGAATGGTTTTTAGAAATTCTAGAGTTTATTCATTTTTAGGAAGAGACAATCTAACAGAAACTGAAGTTGTAGAATTATTTAAATTAATACCTAAAGACTATAAATCTAAACAACACATGTCATTAAGAGATTATTTATTCTCTAATTCAGCTGATTTTAGACAAGATATGGCATTACAAAATACGAGATATTATACACCTACAAATATTGATTCTAAAACATATTTATATAAAGTTTATAAAGGTGAGAATTACAATGTGAAACAAATCATTTATGATATATATATATATTGCAGAAAAAATCCAGAGAAAGCAAATTTATTAAATATTCAAGCAGCTCTTGATACTAGTATGTCTCATTGGAATGATGTTAAAGAGAGATTAAATGATGACTTCTTTAATCATGTTAATAATAAAAATTGGTTAGGTGTTTTTAATCACTTATATTATGGTTTACCTAGGTACTCAAGATCTAATAGATATGTTATGGTTGTTAAAGACAGAAATTTACATGAAAGTTCTCTATCAAAATGGGGTATAAATAATTCACATATATGGGATTCTATTTGGGGATCACCTAGTTTGCCAAGATTGCTTATAGATGAGAACATTAATGTATCTGGAGGTTCAAAAAAAGACCTCTCTGATCCAGCAACAGCTGTTAGATTATGTTATTTTCATAATATGCCATTAAAAACATTAAATGGAACAACATTGCAGAAAATAAACAATACAGCAGTTTTTGATACTGTTGGTGATAATTATGCTTATTATAAAATAACAGGAATTAGAGACAAATTAGATGTTTTTATGAAAAAAGTATTCATATGGTGTACAATTAGAGTAAATCATATTAGAATGACAGGTTATCTATATGACAATAAACTATCAATAAATAGAGTATTAA